TGTTGTCCATGCTTAACTTCAACTACACCTGGCTCCATTCCAGCATGTGTGAATACACTATGAACCTTGATTAAATCTTTATGTTTTAATAATGCTCGATTTAATGAATGACCTTTCATTGCTGCATAATTCCAATCGTCAATCTGTGTTTTGTTTAGCAGCTCTTTACGTGGCCATAACTCATAGAATGACATGACTGATCTTACATAGATATAAACCTTTAGAAATCTTTCTACTTTGCTCTCTATGTCCCTCTTCTCTTCAGCAGCTGCAATCTTTTTCCAGTGATCTTCATAAACATCAGGATCAAATTCTTTGGCAGTGCTTAT